TGGAACACACGACTAGACTTACGAGCACCAAAGTGCTGGTCAGTGATAATAGCAACTTTCATTTTCCACGCATCAATGGGGGCAGTTTACCAGTCATTTCCATACCAAAGAAGTTGAGGGTCAATCTATCTTTGGTTCCAAAAGTTTTAACTCCATGGTGGGTTCTACCATTAAAAAGAACTAATCTATTGTAGACGTTTTCAACTTTTACAGTTTCGACATACTGGTCATGAACCGTATCATATACAATATCATACTCTTCGTCAGTGAGAGAAAGTGTACCAAGATACAACTGCTCCTTTACCGCAATCTCTTCCTTTGTTTGTATACCGTACCCATTTTTGAGTTTGTACACGGACGTTCCAGTATCAGGTTCTGGATCTTTAGTTAGATAAATGATACCCCCAAAGTGGGTGTCAATGTCTTGATGAATCCAACCTCTGTTTTTCCTATTCCATTTGTCTTCGTGGAAGGGAGATATTCTCTGAAAGTGTGCTTGTAATTTCCAATACTCTGGGGAGGTGTCGTGAAATAAATTATGAATTTTTTCTCCGACATAATTAAACAACCTTTCATTTTCTATGTAAAGTTGTTTAGTGCGAGAACCAGGCCAGTTCCCCGTTTCTGGAGGATAGAATCTCATGCTATTTGCTGTCTCCACAATAGCGTCTGGATCCTCAAAAAAGTTATCAACAATAGTTACAGGATACATTACAATTTACCACCAACGACACCATCATTAACTACTCGACTATTTGCTTCACCCCAACCTTCCTGTCTACCCTTGAGATAGAACCGAGTGCCACTAATACATTGTTGCTTTGTTAAAGCAGTGACCAGTTCTTCTCCTTTTTTAGAAGCACTGTGCCACAGTTTGTATTGTGTTTCATAAACACGGAAGCAATCATCAATCCATTCGTGTTCTGCAATTTCAGGATGCTCACTCATTTAATTCTAATCTCCACGTTTTCTTTAATTGTATTATAGTCAGAAGAAGCATCGTTGCTATCAGTATGGAAGACCTGATCATAACCAGACTTGGTTAGAATCTTATTCTTGATCTCCAACTGCCTCTTCTCCTTCTGGATCCTTCTCAGAAAAGCATAGTAGATAATCTGAGTGAAGTAAGCAAACGGGTTGCTGGATTTTTCAGGATTAAAGTTTTCAATGTATTGAACGCAGTTTTCAATTCCATCACAAATCATATCCTCTCTGAACATGTAGTTCACAAAGTTTGGTTTGTATGAAAGGTGGGTTGCAATCTTCAGAAAACACTCGCCAATGTAATTGCTAATAGGAGGGCGTGGTTCACCATTCTCTTTGGCACGAGCACACTCCTTCTTGAACACAACTAGTGCGTCTAAAAAGTCTCTGTTATTGACGTAGTGTTCTGATACTGCTTTTCTTCTTACCATTCATTCCTGGTTTTCATCTGAAGTTATCTTACCAAAACATACGGTCATAGTCAAGGCTTGACAAACACTCATTCCATCAGTAGAATATGAGTGTGCGAGTTCAGAAAGAAAGCTTTAGCTATTAAAGATATCTTCTAGTTTATTTCTAGCTTCTTCTACAGAGGATATTCTTCCTGATGCTTTTGTTACCGTATCCGCGTTGAGTTTCCTCAAGGACATAGCGTAGAACATTTGCACGTCTGCGTCTACTTCAACAATTGTGATGATCTTTTCTTTTGGAATAATAAAAACATCTTCTCTTGAGAACCTCATCCATGGAGATACTTTAGCTCCAAGTTTGTTTCCCATGGTCACTTCTTCAACTTCAATAGGATTCTCTACGATTACGTAGTCTCCATCTTCATCTACAATGTGACAAGCAACAGCAAGAATTTCTTCTCCAGACACTAGTTTTAATGCTGCAAGAAATTCTTGATCCATACTACTCTCTAATTTTGACATCAATAAATTCATAATTAAAGTTTTCTTCATTGTATATTTTTACTCTTTCAACTAAGTGATTAAGTGTGTAGTTTCTCTTTCCACCTTTGCTAATGTCATCAGCAATGTCATAGAGAACTGCTTTTCTTTTATTGGCACCTCTTCTGAGAACGCGCCCAATGCTTTGTAAGTTTCTTACTTTTGATTTTGAAGGGGAGGCAAATACAACATTGTGTAGATTCCTAATGTTGATGCCTGTACTAAATGTTCCGTATGATGCGACGATAATAGCGTTTGATGTAGTCTCTGCGATTTGTCTTACTTTCTCGCGGTCTTCGACTTCAACTCCCCCGTGTACCAAGAAGACCAATCGATCTTCCCCTACCTTGTTATTTATCAGATCGAAAAGTGGCATACCATGCCGTTCAACGTAGTTGAACAACACCAAGGTATTTCCTTCCAAGTCACAAACAAGATTCCGAATGAACTTATTTCTACCCTCATGCTCTACGAGGTAGTCCATCTCCTGTTGGTAACTATCAAAAGATTTTCCGTTATGCTTCAGCAGAAGAACCTTGATCTCAAACTCAGACAGATGCCCTTGCCTAATCAAACTCTCAGTCTTGGTTACTTTATTGACAGCACCAAACACCCCCTCAAGAACAAGGCGGTTGGTGTGTGTACCATCCAGAGTACCTGTGAACCCAACGCGGTATTTGCAGTCATGAAGTTTGTTCATGATATTGGTCAGAGACTTTGCTTTGAAGAGATGTGCCTCGTCCCCAATAACCGCGCCAAAGTCGTTGAAGTAATTCTTTGGTAACTTGTAAATACTTTGCCAGGTTGTGATCACCACGTCCTTGTTAGAGACAGGAGACTGACCACCATAAACCTTATGGCAGTGATGACCAGCGTTCCATCCATACTCCTCAAAGTCCTTGTGCATTTGTTCCACAAGGGATGTAGTAGGAACGACAATCAATGTCTTCAGATTTTTCTTCTCAAAGAATCTGGTGAGGGCATAGATCATCAAAGACTTGCCAGAACCAGTAGGGGATAGAAGCAACTTACGCTTGTGGCGAAGTGCTTCATAGATCCCCTTGTATTGATAGTCCCTAGGTTTAAAGGGAAGATTTAATGTCTTTACGAATTCTCCGACTCCTTCGGGTGTAACGAACTCATCCACTTCTGATGGAAGTCCGTAAAATTGGTTTTCCCGATATACGTATTCGTACCCCCGCTCTTCGCAAAACGAAGTAATGTAAGGGAGAAGACCAACATAAATCTCGCCTGTACCTGGGGAGAATAACTTGATTTTTCCATCCCAGAACCTCTTTCTGTAGGCAGACATGAACTTTGCTTGAGGCACATCGAAGGTGAACTCATCTGCTAATTCATACTGTACGTGAGGTTCACATTCAATTCTGAGGTAGACTTCGTTCTTCTTCTGAATGATAACGTTAGATTTCATATCCTTTCAAAAACTTGGCAAACTCAATCGCGTTCTTGATATGGAACGAACGATTGTTAATTGCCGTGAGAATGGTCTTGAGTGCCTCGACCATCTGGTTCAAATACTTTAGCTTTAGGACTGCCTTTTGATATTCTCCGTCAGATTCAAGATAGATTGGTACATCTTGTTTGAGGAGTTTGAGATGGAAAGGTTTTTCCGACTTCCCTGTATAGTATTCCCACCGATCACGGTAGACTTGCTTTACACTCAGTTCCTGTTGATCCCGAAGGGTTGAGAACGAGTTGTAAAGTCTTAAATATTTAGCGTGTAACTTTGGGATCGCTAGACTGTCATGATCTAATTTTTCATCATCTAATGCGGCGTCTTTCTGCCACATGTCATCAAGGGTTTCAAGATTCATACTTTCTTGCCGTCACTGTCTGTGATTTCATATAGAGTATACTTGAAGTTTACTTCTGCTGTGAAGTAGTTAACATCGGTTGCAGAAGAATCAAACTCAAGTGTTGTTAAGGATGTTGGGAAAATGTTGTAGAAGTTGATGACTGAACAGACGTTGTAGTTGCTGTTCAAGATGAGGAGACGAGCATCGCTCATGGTCTTCTCAAAACTATCTACTCTACCTTTTTCATCAACGGTTGCGATGTATTTTAAAAATTCATCTTGGTGTTTTGGATTGGTCAAACCTTTCAACCACTTGTAGATCTCGTAGTAGTTGTCCAGGTTTTCGTTGA